TCAGTATTTGGCAATTTGATTCCTCAGTCAACCATTGATCGATTGGTTCAGGCTAGAGAGATCATTGCAGACTTCCAAAATCGCAGATTCGCACAAGCTGCCAACGTAGTTCAGAACGGTATTACGGCTGACCCAGTTCAGTTTGAATCACAGTTAAACCAGATTGAAGAAAAGGCAGTTCAAAGCCAAAACCGAATCGCAACCGCTCTAACCGATGGAATTGCAGGCAAAACATCTGGTGGAACGGTTCCGGAAATCGACACATCACAACTTGACGCTGCTTTGGATGACACTCTTGACGGTGTTGAGACAAAGTTAAACGATACAGGAACCACTCTTCAAAACACATTCACCAATGCTTTTGTTTCAGTTATTGACGGTACTCGAAGTGTTGCCAGCGCTTTTGATAGTTTAGCCGACTCCATTGTTCGCTCACTCACCCAGAGTGCCGTTAGTCAGGCCATCGGAAGTATTTTAGGTAACTTCGGTGGTCTGACAACCGGTACGCCGACTCAGGGATTTGCTCAAGGTGGTGCTGTTAGAGGTCCAGGCACAGGAACAAGCGATTCTATCTTGGCTCGACTTTCTAACGGTGAGTTTGTCATGAAGGCAAGCGCTGTTAGGGCTTTAGGGGTTGATTTTCTCAATGGTTTAAACAACGTTAAGAAATCACCTAAGTTTGCTCAAGGCGGACTGGTAAGAATGGTTTCCGGTTTACAGGGGCAAATCAGTAAACTTTCGCTGCCTAGATTCCAGACTGGCGGTCTTGTGAATGGGCAAGAAGTATCCAGTAACCCAACTCAAGTTCAAGTAAATCTTCAGAACAATGGTAGTGAGTCCCGTGTCGTAGAGCAGAATGCGCGTTTCGATGGTAGGTCATTGGTTATAGATATTATACTCGAAGACCTTCGTAACAATGGCCAAATATCTCAAGGCTTTCAAGGGGCGTTTGGAGTTAGACGATGATGCCAGTATTTCCAACTTATGTTCAAATTAACCTCCAAGGTTATTCTGAAGAGTATATTCCCAATATCTTCCGCAGTGAGTTTGAGGCAGGTCCAGCTAAGCAAAGGCCAAGATATTGTAAGACTCAAAAGAGGGTTAAATTTACAGGCTATGTTTGCTCTCGAACTGAATATAAGCAATTTGTCCAATGGTGGCGTCAAGATGTTCGGCAAGGCGCTTTGTGGTTTTGTTTCACCGATCCTTGTTCATCTCAGGAAGTCAAAGCCCGCATTCCTAACATCAATATTGCCACTACGCCCATCGTGAATCGAGCGAACACGAATTTAGAGCAATGGGAAATTCAATTTGAATTAGAGGTCTGGGAATAATGCCTAGAGTATTTTCGGGAGCGATGACAGCGAATTTGATTCAGGTGTCAGCGCCAGAGCATCCCGTTGTACTCGTAGAGTTTCAGCATCCGCAACTAGTTACGCCTATTCGAATCGCCAACTCAAATGAGGATGTCGTTTCTAACGGAGATACATATATTGCTTGCCCGATTAACGTCGTGATTCCAGATGATTTCGAGAATGAATTGCCAAGGGCTAGGCTTGAAATTGATAACGTGGGTCGTGCTGTTGTCCGATGGATTGAGCAAACCAATGGGGGGCAAAACACAACAGTCTTTTTAAGGATTGTCCAAAAATCGAACCCAGACGTCATAGAGTACGAAATCTGTACAGACTTTCGAAATATCACCGTCACCCCGACTAAAATAAGTGGAACATTGGGTTATGAGGATGTTTTAAATAAGGTTTCTGTTCCCATTCTATACACTCGTGAAAGGTTCCCAGGGCTATATTAATGCATTGGTCAGATCGATATATAGGCCTGCCTTATTCAGACCATAATTGCGCTGAGTTTGTTGCAAAAGTAGCAACTGAGCAATACGGCCTGGACGTAGTATTGCCTAATGAAATGCCCGACATGCTGAAAGGCCAACAAAGAGAAATAAACAATCGATTTTATAACTATGTTCATGCTGAAAAGCTGGATGCCCCTCAAGATGGTTGCGTTGTGCTCATGCACGCAAAAAAGCGCATGTGTCACATCGGATTAGCTGTTTGATTAACAACCTATATTATGTCTTACATTGTATGGCTGACGCAAATCAGTCGGTAAGACACAGAGTAGATCACCTGCCTGTTTATGGCATGAGAGTAGATGGGTATTACAAATGGGCGATATAGTTTATTCACCAAGGGTTTTTAATGAGAAGGTCAAGACTGTTCATTATGATAATCCCGTAACAGTTAGACAAGTCTTAGAAGATTTAGGCGCGACTGACCGAAATCTTTCAGTTTTTATCAACGGCGCATTCCCCCAAAGCGTTGGGCTCGACCACGTAATTAAACAATCTGACTTTATTCAAGTTTACGCGACCGCAGAAGGCGGAAATAGCGATGAGGCAAAGCTTTTTAGAACCGTCTTAACCATTGGTGTCATTATTGCGTCTCAAGGGATCGCGAGCGGTGCCATCGGTGGGTTAACCGGTGTAACTGCGGCGGTTGCGGGAGTCGCCGTAGCCATTGGCGGGACTTTTCTTATAAATCGGCTTTTTTCCCCGGGACTTCCCGCAGGTGGAGCTTCAACCGCTGGCGCGCAAAGGCAGCAAGTAACGCCCTTTTCGCTTAGTGCTTCGGGCAACCAAGCAAGACCATATGAGCCATTGCCATTGGTCATGGGACGTCACAGGATTTTCCCTGACTTTTCCGCTCAGCCATATACTCGGTTTCAGTGGGATCAAACTACCTTTGTCAATAATGAGTTTTTCAGATGGCGACAAACTGGAACAGATCCAGCTACTCGAACAACTGACCCAGGGGTTCAAAACGTAACGGTTAATATTGATGGGACGAACTATACTTGCGTGTTTGAATCTGGGACAGGAACCGCAGCAACTCCGCCTTTGCCAACAGCTCGAAGATGGGTTACGCAGTTTGATTTTAGCAGGGACTATTGGAACTCTCAGGAAGAAGCTTTAGCAAACTCTCCGGATGTAACCGCAGCCGTAACCCAAAGAGAGGCTAGGCCTTTATATGTATTTGTACCGTCTGGCGCGCCAGCTTCAGTGGCTTTGCGTTGGTGTCGATGGGACTACTTGGAATATTACGGTTCAAACATTCCATCATTTTGGACTGATCCAGGAAGTGGCGGAGCTGGTAACGGGTATGCTTTCTTTCCAAGAACTTATTTGTATGAATTGGCCAGTGGTTCAACCGTTAACTACAACCAAGAGCAAGTTCTATACGAGATTCTTAATTATGGTTTTGGTGATCTCGAAATATTGGATACGAGAGTTGGACAGACCCTATTTAGTAACATTCGTGACGCTCAAGTTTTTAATGTCATCAAGTCAACTACAGATTGGACTATTCCAACGGATGGTGCGGACACCATAGCGCCAGATGGGATCAATTCGGACTATGAATATAATACCGTCGAAGGTGACGTTAATACGGTTGCTGGCGGTGAATTAGTTAACTCAGATGCGTTTACCTATGCGAATAACTTTATCATTCGAAGAAGCCCCACAAGAACATTTGGAATTGAGGTTGATATTGAAGGGCGAATATTCGGACAAGATAATGTAAACCCGCCAGGTGGAGCTAAGGAGCTTATTCGATTTATTGATGTTGAGTATCGGCAAGTAAACCCAACTGGACCCTGGCAAGGATTCACGCTTAATAGCCAACTACCTCAACCTCTAGCTGGAATTGGTGCAACTCCGTATGAAATACAGGCAGTAGGGTTCGATAAAGCCTATCGAGTTACTTTTGTAGCTGATAACCTCACTCCAGGTGAATATGAAGCTAGGGTTGCCAAAGTAAGTCCGGATGAAACCCAGCCTAACGAAGTTTGTACGCTAAACTGCACTCAGATTAAGTTCTTTCAGCAAGATCTTGGAATTAACAATTATGTTGGCCAGAATAGGCGCGGTTACCAAATGCACTCTAGCACCCAACTTAACGGGCGACTTGATAAAGTATCAAGTAGATGTGATGCAAGAACCTATAGACTCGACACTGAAACATGGGGTGAATCAACCAACCCTGCCAATTGGTTTTTGTATTTTGCAAGAGGCGGTTTTAAGAACACAAGCGCAAACGGTTCTTTGACATGGCCTTTCTCACCTACTACCGGCTGGATGAATAATGCCGATCACCCTGACAATGGCGAACGTTTATTTGGTGCTGGTATTTCAGACTCGAAGATTGACTTTGATTCATTGAGAGCTTGGCGAGACTTTTGCGCAACTAATGATCTGAGATTTAATGCGGTTTTAGACGATAAACAGAATTGTTTTGAAACTTTGATCCGAATTGCGGCGGTAGGAAGGGCCACTCCAACATGGTCTTGCGGAAAACTTGGAGTCATCTTCGAAGATGCCAACGATCCAGCCGTGGCTATGTTTGGGATGAATAACATTATTCGGGATAGTTTTAGCATTAGCTACGTCGCAGAAAAAACAGCCGATGTAATTGCGGTTCAGTACACTGATGCCCGTTTTGATTGGGAACAAAGAGAAGTCAGAGCAACCGTGCCAGGTGTAACAAATCCTATTGACGTGGCCACAGTTAACTTCTGGGGCATATCTGGAACAGATGGCGCCCAGGCAGAAGAACAAGCTCAAAGAGAAGCTAATTTGCTTGCAGCGGCCCAGCTATACAATCGAAGAACCATCACTTGGGAAACAGACATTGAAGGTCTAATCGTAAAGCGTGGGGATGTCGTTTTACTTTCTCATGACGTGACTCAATGGTCGTGGTCTGGCCGAATATGCTCAGGAACTATTGGCGGGGAAAATCTGGTGTTAACGTTTGAAACACCTTGCCCGATAAACCAAGATGCAACCACGTTTACCGTCCGCTTACCTGATAACACAACTCAGACATTCACCGGGACAGTCAATGGAAATATAGTGACCCTTACAAGCCCCTGGTCAGCTACAGATTTTGCCTATTACATCGATGACGATAAAACCATCAATACTACGTCACAATGGGAAGACTCTGTCCCTGAAGATTTCATGTTCTTTGCCGATGTGACAGCAACCCCAGGCAAAAGAGTCCGAGTAACCGGCGTGAGTATGGTTGATGAAAACCGATTTAAGATAAGCGCAATTGATGAAGAGTTGGCTTATTATAATTATGAATATAATGGCCTACCTGACCCGATTGCTGCCCCAGATCCAGACGATTACACTCGATTAGAAGCCAAAGTTTTCAATATTGGGGTCAAAGATTTAGGTGAAGGAAAGGCTAGAATCTATTGGGAAAGCGATGGGAATATCGCAGCTACCGCTTTTGTCTCTGTCAATGGAAGTGGGGCAATACCCTACATTGGGTCAAACGGAGCGACAATTTTTGGCACCGAGCTGGAAGTTGAGTATACATCCGGGGATACGGTGACAATTTCTGTCACTCCAGTGGCAATTGGCGCTCCCTACCTCTTAACTTCAGACGAAATAACGTTTACACTAGAATAATGGCATCAATAACCGTAGATGAGGCAGTCAAAGAGATCGGTGAGCTTCTAGCCGCTACTCAAGATCGCCGTCAAATGCTGCGTAAGATTGGTAAGCTCCTTCAGCAATCGACAAGGTTAAGGTTCGAAACTGAACGTGACCCAGATCGCAAAAGATGGATTCCATCATTGAGAGCCATTCGAGAAGGAAACCGTACATTGACCGATGAGGGCACGCTCAGACGCTCTATTTCGTTCACATCGGATAATAACGAGGTCAATGTAGGTACAGACGTACCCTACGGTAAAGATCATCAATTTGGCCGCAGAAACCTGCCTACACGGCGTTTTTTGGGGCTTTCTTTAGAGGATCGACGCAAAATTTTGCAATTGATTGAACAAGAGTTAGAATTTGACTAGGAGGTCTGCATTGAAACTATTTAAATCTCAAGGTTGGAAAGGTTTTGCCGCTGGTATTGGATTAATGGTGATGGGGGTCATCCGTTTCGGTCTTACTTACTTAATGCCTGAGAGCGAACATGCACTTAGTTTTGATGAGGCTTTGAAACTCATTCTTGGCGGACTAGCTGTAATTGGAATTAGAGCTAAGATGGAAGACAAAGAACAGGAGCCTCAAATTGAGCGAGAAGGAAAAGAATAACGACTTCAAACTGTTTGATCCAAAGAACAAAAACTTTAATCTTTTGGCTGCCTTCGGTGCAGCGGTTTTCATTGGCTCTTGGTCAATGGTTAAAAATGTCGAAGAAAAAATTGCAGATGTTGCGAAGCGAGAAGTTACGTCCATCGAAAGGGATGTTGAAATCTTGAAGCTTCGAATTGATAGTTTAGGCGTTCTTGATGATAAGAGCAGTCGAGACGTAAAAGAGTATTGTAGGGAAAACATCGAACGTTTAGAGAAAAGAATCACGTATGTTGAAAGGCGTACAATTAACCCATTTAAGAATAGATAATGTATAAGTTCGGTCCGACATCACGCAAGAAGCTCAAAACCTGCCATCCAAAGCTGCAAAAGATATTAAACGAGGCTATTAAATACATTGATTTTTCCGTGCTTGAGGGCCACAGAAACCAAGCAAGGCAAGATCGATTTTTCAAAATGGGAGCAAGCAAGTTAAAGTGGCCAAACTCTAAGCATAATTCATATCCATCAAATGCGGTTGATATTGCGCCTTACCCAATTCTTTGGGAAGGTAAACAGGCAAAGGAACGCTTTTATTACATGCAAGGAATTATTAAGGGCATAGCTGAGTCTATGAACATAAAGATACGCTTTGGCGGTGATTGGGATTCAGACGGGGATATTACAGATCAATCCTTCAATGATTTACCCCACATCGAACTTTACGAAAGGCGTAGATCATGATGGAAATAATTAGTCTAGTGGTGGTCTCAGTAATGGGGATCATTACGTATTTATTAGGGAGAGGCCATGCAAAAACAAAGAAAGATCTTTCAAACGAAAAACAGATCACGAAAGAACAAAAACGGATCATTGGTGCAATGTCTCGTTCAGT